CTGCAAAAACGTGGTGCGGAATTTCGTCAAGTAGTTTATAACTAGCAAAACGATAATATATTTTGTTATCAATTAATCCTTTACGCTGCAATGAGTTAAGAACCCCCATTATAAAAAGTGAATACGTTTTGCAATCAATCCCGAACCTTCCTAAAGATAAAATTGCACTGGGAGACATTATCCTTTGTTGCTTATCACTTTCAATTTTATATCTGACATTTTTTTTAAGAAAGTCAAATAATTTCTTTGCAGTTTGAATACCATCACCTGCATAAAAATCTTTGCTAATTTTATCGTATTCACTTGCGTACATTTTATGCGCAGACAACATAGCTGAAATAATATCAGGAACTTGCTGATCCCTGACCAACATTTTGGAATTTCCACCAAAAGGCTTCAATCTACCCAAAAGTAAATTTCTTTGCATTATATCAAACTTGCTTTATATTCAAACGGAACAACAATACCATCAAAATTTCCGGTTCCTTTTATCGTATATGCCAATCCTTTTTTTAACCAGTTTTTTGAAGTAATCAACTGCAAAATTCCAATCGTTGGGGATGCTTGTATTTTTAATTCTGATTCACTTTTAGGAGCAATTCTTTGTTCACCAAAACTTGAAAAGTTTGCCAATAATTTATTTCCTAAATATACCTCACCAGTAATGGCAGAAACATTTGCAGTTTGTCCAGTAGGATTCTGAACACCAAAAATTAATTCAAATCTTTTATTTGCAAAACGGATTCTTTTGAAAATCAATTTTGTTCTTCTTGCTAATTGACCTCTACCCAAAAAATATAGTCCTGTCAAACCAGCCAAACCAATTAAAATCCAATTTTTCATTTTCAAAATTTTCAAATAATTACCCAAAGTTATTAAATAAAATTCAAAAAAACAAACATTAGGTCAATCAAGGTCAGAAACCAGGTCAGTTTATAGGTACACCCGCCCCCCTATAGGGGGCGGGTGTCCTAACCAGGTTTCCTGAACCATTTTGACCACAAAGAAAACTGACCTAAACTGACCAAGATTCATCAAATTCACTTTTCCTTCACCTTTAGCAACTAAAAAAGGGGCAAATTGCCCCTTTTGTGTTTGTGTAGAGTGTTAATGTTTGTCAGGATGCCCCTGTGAGGTATTTTCGTGCCTCAAATTCTTTAGTTCTCTTGCAATATAGGTTCACATACCAACCACCACTTTTGAAGGCAAATTTGAGCATATTATCCACGTTGTTAATATTTCTATATTTTCTAGGTCCAATTCCGGTTTCAGGTTTAAAAAAAATAATGGCAGTGTAAAGTTTCATTTTGTTAGAAATTTTCTATTTTCGTGATGAAGGGAAAGTGGTTTTTCGTTAAGAGAGATCATTTGTCAAGGTAGGATCAGGCGACTGATCCTATTTTTTTATTCTTCTATATCTGCAAAAACTATTGTCAATAGTGAATTTTTAAGACTATCTTTTTTATCAACAAATGCAGTTATTACTGATTTTTTATTTGAATAAAAATATGCACCATTTTTACAAATTTTATTAAAGTTTAAATAAATTCTTTTAGGCATACTTTTTTTTAAATTACTTTTTTCATTTTGTAATTCTGAAACATCTTCGTATTTTAAAATTTCTTGTTTTAGGATTTTATTTTCTTCAATTATTTTCTGCATAGCAGTATTGACAAAAGGATTATGCAATACATTTCTGCTATAATTTTCACCAGTTATGTAATTTTCTATTTCTGCAATAGTTTCAAAATTTTTAGCTTGTATTTCTATGCAAAAAATATTATATTTTTCTATTTTTTGTAATTTTCTAAAATTTACTTTATTGGTATGACATATTTCAATAATTACTTCAGCTTCTGAATAATCTTCACATTTTTTTTGTATTATTCCATAACAATCTGGAATAAAATCATCAATTCGGTGTTCCAATTTAATCAAATCAAAAACCAAAGATTTAGGTTTTCCTAAAAAAAAATCATAATAATATATTTTTTTACAATTTTCTATTACCTTTTTATATACTTTATGTAAATAACTTTCATTATCACATTCAACTGTATTTAAATGATAAAAGTGCTTAATTCTAATTTGACCATCTCTTATATTTAATTGATTTCCGCATTCAATACAATAATATTCTTTTTCTTTAATCGCCTTTTCTATATCAACTAAATTGCCATCTATATCAATGGCAAAATTTCTAAAATTTGAAAGGTTTGTTTTGTAATCGTTTGTCATAATTATTATTTTTGTTTATAGATATCCCCTGACTTAATTATTGATCCATCCAGCAACCAATCTTTTAAAAGTTTTTTACAAGTTGTTGATCCTTTACCTGTAAATTCTTCCAAGTCTGAAAGCATTTCAGAATATTTACGTGGTTCAAACAAGATTCTATTTATCAGACTTGTTTTTTCCATTCCAAAAATATAGGTTCCTGGCTTTTCATTTGCAGTATTAACCTGGCACCAGGTGGAACCAGTAAAGGAAATAGAAATAGGGTTAAATTCATCAGATGACCTTAAAAATGTAGCTGATAGATCAATAGTTTTATTTTCCTTATTTTTTTCAATTTTTAAAACTGATTGCGATTTCCTGTCCAGGTATGAACCAATATGACCAATAGAATTTTGATCTTTTTTACCTAAATGGAGTACACATAAAATTAACAAATTGTGAATTTTTGTTATTTTTTTTAACCATTGTATAAGATAAAATGATTGCTCAACTGAATTAAAATCAGAAATCAAATCCAATATTCCATCCAATACCAGGATAGAACAATCAGGGTTTTCCTGTAAATAAAGTTCAGTCATTTCCTTTATTTCATTAGGAGAATCTTCTTTAAATAAAAAACTATCAAAATTGTGAGGTAGATGATCAGTTATAATTTGAGTTCTAATCCTATCCAATACCCTGTAATAATCATAATCTGAACTTTCGGTATCAATATAGCAAATGCGTTTTCTATCAGATGGAAAATTTAATTTCATTCCAAATATATCCCAAGTTGTAAATGCGGATGCGATTGCACTAGTGATGAAAGTTGACTTTCCGGCTTTCGGCATTCCTTGAAAGCATACTACCCCGCCCGTGCATCCTATATTTTTTCCGGAAATGGTGAAAATAATGTTTTCATCAGGTGGAGTGTAGTTTTGCTTAAATTTTCGGGATAACAATTTTTCGTGTAGATCATTTGTCATTGGTTTACACTTTTTAAATTATTATACTACTACTTTCCTTTTCACTTTTAGTTTCAATAAATGCACAGAATTCCTCTGCTATTTCATAAGATTGACCAATTACAAAAGTAATATCTTCAGGGGATAGATCCTCTACATAATTTATGCGTAATTGTGCAGTCAGGATATTTAATGCAGTTATTTCAAGTTTTGACATTCCTGCCATCAGGATCACCTGACCAAATTTGTCTTGCATTGGATGGACTGGCATTGCTGGTAAATCTTTGTTTCTTTGTGACATTTTTATTTTTATTTAAGGTTAAACAATAGGGGCAAAGTGCTTTACCAACCTTGCCCCTGTGGATTGTTATTGTGAAAAGTTTTGAGCAATTAACGCACTTCATTTGTTCTTTGTGTGTTGCGTTCTTTTACATTGGCTTCATATTTCACAAAATCTTCCATTGCGTATTTCATAGAATATTTGCGTAAAAAATAAATTTTAGATAATCCTTCGCTGGGATATTCAGTTGTGGACATTAAAATAAAAGGTTCATTTGCAGTAATAAACACCTCAAAATAATATACAAATCCGTTCATTCTTACTGGTTTCATACTAAAAATTTAATTTAAGTTCCTGTATTTGTTCTTCGTATAGATCAATACTTGCCTGGATCAGTAATTTAATTTCATTCACCAGGGATATATCAGTATCAATCTGCATTATTATTTTGCGACTTGATCCAGTATCAAAGCTGATAATTATATTTGAAATTTCGCCTGATGTTTGACAAAGTTTCAAACGATCAACTTTTTGCTGGATATAATCAATTTCCAGCATTGCTTCACGCAAGTTGTTAAATAGTTCCATAAAATTAATTGTGTTGCATTTCAGCATACCTTCCAAAGTGGTAGCCTATTTGAAATAATGTTAATTCACTAGGATAAAAAATTTCAATTTTCCCTTCAGGTAGTTCAGTAAATGGGATCCTGTGATTGGTCAGGAAAGTAATCAGACCATACAGGTAATTGTGTACTATTATGCTTTTTTCTTTTTTTTCTAACATTGCTGATAAATTTTGCGATTGAGATAATTTGTAAAATGATCAATAAACCAATGGCAATGGGGATGCCGAAAACTATCAGATAAATTACTGATATTACCCAAGCAAGTAAACGGATCATAAATTGTCAGCAAAACACATTAACAAGCAAAGCAGAACGATCAAGATGATCTGAATAGCAGTTTTTTTCATTGTTTTTCGTTTAAAATGTTATTAAAAATCGTTTGTCAATGCGAACTTAAATAACTTTTGTTGATAATTCCAAATTTTTAAGCAAAAAAAAAGGGAGAAATGAAAATTTCCCCCTTTAAAACACCTCAAATGATTAACCAAAACCTATTTTAAGAACAATTCACGTTCTAATTTTCGCCTATTTGTTAATCCCTTAACCTCTTTGCCCTGCACCTTATTCCATCTTAAAAATTGGTCCGCAACAAGTTTTTTATCGGATCCTGAATTAAGTAATCTTAACAATGTGCTTTTAGAAAATGCACCGGTGCCAATATTATATACTAAACTGGTCAAAGCTGCCATCATATTTGCAGTAACAGGAACCTTGATCAATCCCTTTATTTTCTTTTCACGTTCAGCAACATCCATTTTTAACCACCTTTCAGCAGTTTCCAGGTCAATTTTATCACCTGGTTTAATTGCCTGTCCTGTGTCCTTGTTTATTGTTGCACCAAAACCAATAGTCCAAATATTCCCTGTGTCAGGATATGCAGTTAATTCAAGACCTTCAAACTTTTTTATGATATTTAATGCACTCACTTTTTTGCCGATTAATAAGATCAGTAAAACCGCTATCCCAATATAAATTTTATTTTTATTGGACATCATTATCTTTTGCCAACAATCCAGTAATGGCAGCAGCAATACCAGCAATAATGGTAATCCAATTATTTTGTGCAATACCATCAGCAATAAGGGAACCACCAGCAATGGAACCAAAAAATGAAGTTTTGATATTTTTTAGTATTCTTTTCATATTACTTTTTTTTAAGTTGTTTAAGACCTACCAAAATTGAAATTGTACAAGATATTGTACTGGCACCAAGAAAAATAACATTTGCCAATTCAGATATATTTTGTATTCCAAGTAAAGAAAACAAAATTGTGCTAAATGTGGCAATGTGTGTTGGATCAGTTTGTGTCTGCATCTTTACCCTGTTCATCTTTAAATTTTTCGGCAATTACATTAAATGCCTGTATGGCAGTAAATGATTCATCAATTTTAGAAAAAACCCCTTTACTGGTTGCCAAATCCAAAATTGCCTTAATTACTTCCAATGCTTGTTTTTCGTTCATTTGTCAAATTTTAAATTGTTATTAATTAAATCAAAGTTAATCCAAGCTGGTCGCATATCCACTGGTAAGCTGCCAAATTAATATCAGCAGTTGAATCCCATACTGAATAATCCGGTTCAACGATTGTAAGATTTCCCTGTGAAAGTTGCTTTCCATCACTTTCAGCAGTAAAAATTGCCCAAAAAAAAGTTGCACTATCTTGCAAATTATCATTGATTATATAAGCATTAATCCAGTTTCCTGTTTGCTCTTGACCATTAACCCAAATTTGAATTGGTTGAATTTGTTTCATTTTTTATATTTTATACTATGTTTAAAATTCCTAAATTATTCCACACATCACCAGCAACTAATCCAACAGGTGATGTTGGTAAACCAGCTAAATTTAATTGTCCTTGAATATTTACTTTTGTTTGTGTAGCAACAATTCTATAAGAACCAGCAGCAGCATCTGCCCTGAATACTTCACCACTAGTAGAAACAACCTCAAGTTTAGCATTTGTAGCTAAACAATTTATACCTACATTTCCAGATGTATTAGCAATTACAATACGTTTTACTGAATTTGTTTTATCAAATATTTCAAGTCCACCATTTGAAACACCTGAAATGTAATTATTAATTACATAATCATTACCTGATGGAAAATTTGATGAAAGTGTAAGTGCATTATATCCACCAGAAGTCATCCTTAAAGTAAGTACATCAACTCCAGATTGAACAAATAATCTTGCACCTATGTCAGTCGCAGTTCCCACAAGGAGATTGCCGCCGCTTGTCAGCGTCATTGATTGGGTAAAGGAGATTGTGTTACCTGCCGTTCCGCTTGGTGCGTTATACCAATAATGAGAACCTGAATCTTGCTGATACCTTGATGCAGCAGCAGTATTCTTATAAATAAAGTTTGTATTATCAAAATAAGCATTAGCACCAAGAATCATTATTGGTATTGTGCTTGATGATAATGCCGTAAGATAAACACCATTAGACAACTCTAATGCTTTCCAATTACTACCCCACGCACTAGGCGTAACTCCAAGACCAAGGTTACCTGCTTCAGTAAGTGTTAATTGCTTAATTGTTGAAATACCGAAAGTTAAAACATTGTCAGTACTTCCATACGTTGATGAACTTTCAATATTGAATTCCCTTATTTTTAACCTTACACCATCAACAACACCAACTGTTTGATGAATATTATTTAACTCTAAAGTATTTTGTATTCCAGCACCATTCAAATAAACAGATGCCCTAAAAGTAAGCGGAGCAGAAATACCAATTCCAACGTTTCCGCTAAAATATCCTGTACCAGTGACCTGCAAACGCTGACCGCCATCAAAAGTTGATCCGATTACCAAATTGTTAGAAGTGGTTATTCGCATCACCTCACTGGCATTAATTGTTTGCCACATTCCAAACAACATAGCACCTGAACTTTGTGTTGATATGCAAAATTGACCAGCAGCTGCACCCTGAATAAAGTTATTTGTAGCAGTAGCAAGACCAAAAACAAATCTTTGTGTTCCACCAGAACCAGCATTGTCAATTCGGATTGATGGACTATTTGCACCAACAACCTGTAAATGAGCATCAGCAGTCGCACTATTTACTACTAATCTACCTGAAGCAGTTGTTTTGGCACCAATAAAAGTTTGACCAGTTGTTTTAAGTATGGTTAATTGTTGCAATGATCCAACAACATCAAATATCCCAAAATCATCAGCACCAGCAGTATAAAAGTTGCCAATTCGCCACCTACCTGAACCACTTGTCTGAAAATTTATTGTATTGTTATTGGTTGCAGTAGTTTGGTTAAATATTGCACCGGAATTAGTAGAGTGGTGAACATCCAGTGCAGTTGTGGGAGTATTTGTACTAATTCCCAAATAATTATTGGTTGAATCCCAAAAAAGATTGTTTGAACCAGTTATTGTACTTGCACTATTCCAAAATGCTACCTGTGTTGCTGCCCCTGAACCGGTAATTGTACCTGATCCTGGTCCACCAATAAGTTCCCAACTGGTGCCTGTGTCCCTAAAAAATTCCTTTGTGTCGGTTGATATAAAAATTCTGCCAACAATACCAAATGCAGGTCGGTTGGCAAATGTATCAGAATTGAACATTGGAGTCCCTTTCTGATTAAGAATTGAGAGATCCAATACTATCATTATATATAAAGTTTACGGAGTACAAACAATAAATTTCCAGTGTTTACAGGAGTAGTAAAAGAAAGTTGATATTGTGTAGTATCTATTTCACCCCTGTTTCCGGAAATACGCAAAGATTGATTAGGTTGCAATGGTATATCAGCTACCACTAGGGCAGTTGTACCGCCATTAATGAAGGTAATTTCATTGCAATCTGATCCTATATTTGCAGTAGTGTAATATACTTTTGTTTCAATATAATACTTTTGAAAAGCCTGTCCAGTTGATTTTGATACACTATTTTCAGCATCATACCTTGCCCTTTCAGACATTTGCTTATTATATTTCAACCGCAACTGATCAGCTGAAATTTCATCCTGAATATTAATTTTTAAATGTTGTGGTTGCATTGTATTATAATTTAACACATATCAGGAAATTGACCAACACCACGAAGTATTGATCTTTTGCTTAAAACAGAAGCAGTTTGTCTAGCTGCCTTTTTTTGTTTAGCAGTAGCAACTGCCTTTTTTACCACTGGTGCAACCTTTTTAACTGCCTTACTTACTTTTTGAATAAGCGAAGGTTGTCTAAATTGTTCAGCAGTAATTTTTTCAGGTGCCGGAACCTCTATTTTGTAAGATCCCTTTTTTTTCATTGATAGCAACAAAATTGCACCACCAGCTAACAGGATATAAATTAACCCTTTATTTTTCATTTTCTACTTTTTATGTATGTTGCTATCAAATAAGCACCTATCCCATATAACAATATCCATTTACCATATTTTTCAATATAAAATGGTACTGATCCCTTTTCTTGTTTTTCTAACTTTTCTACTTCCTTTTTTTGTTCCTGAACTGCCTGTTTAACATCACCAGTAAATTTAAAACTATCAGCAGTGTGAAGGATAAAATAAGGCTTATTGTTAAAGTCAATAAACTGCCAATAAACATTTCCGCCCCTTTGAATATATGAATAAACTTGCCCAACCGGTGATCCTTTCACAATAGTTCCAATTTTAACCAGTGAAGAATTTAACCTGGTCAAATCTTTTTTGGCAAATAGTGTTTTTCCTATAATCTTGTCAGCAGTAATTTCCGGCATATATTATTTTCTTAACATTTTTAAAAGAAAGTTAAATTGGAACTTATCAGTTTCTGCCATTTCGCAAAGCAATTCAAGATCACTTGCCAACTGGTCATCATACAATTTCAGTCTTTCAACTGCATCGTATATACGTTCTTCGTTTTCAATTTCAGTTTCATTTGCCATTGTTTCGGTTTTTTCAATACCAGCAACGTGCGTTACCTTTTGACCAGGTGCAAATAAGCTGGAAAGTTGTGAAAGAATCATTGTCTTTATTTGCGGTGAATTCATCAAACCAGCAAGGAAATTTTCTTCTTCAGGTTCTTCTTCTTCTTCATCTTCTTCCATTTCTTGCTGCATTTTTAATGCAGCAATTTCAGAACGCAAAGCATTAATTTCATTCATCATATTGGGTTGATATGCTCCAATTTGATATGGTTGTGCTGATTGCCTTTTATTTAATTGAAAAGATATGCTGTTAATTTCTTCAACTTTTTTACCCTTCTGACCTAAGATAGCAATACAATATGTATTTATATTATCCGGATTTTGAATTATTGCGTTAAGTGCATTAGTTAATTGATCCCTTCCTTCATTTTTATCATTTCCAGTATAGGTATATCTACCCATTTTAGGATCAATTTTATGACCAGCATAAACACTATATCCAGCAATATCATAACTATCGTAGTAATCTAAAACACCTTGCGGAGTATGTATTTCAGGTTGAAAAGTTGCCATATACAATCAATTTAAAGGTGAGGGAAAAGTGGATTGATTATGCATAATAAACACCAAAGCATACACTAAAGTTTCCAGCACTGATAGAACTATATGCAGTAGGAGTTTGAATGTATGACTTTGCCCAAATAATTTGCTGACCAGCAAACGGAGTAATATCATAACTGAAAGCAGCAGTTGCACTATTGGAAACAACCCTGTTCAGTTCCAGTACCGGGATGCGGTTCACGGATTCCCTATCATTATAATAAAGCACCAGAAATGAAGTTTTTAAATTTGCTAAAGAAAGTACTGCGTTACCACTTAAAACACTATTTGTAATAGTGTCAGGAGTGTAACATACTAAATTAAGCAAAGATACAAAGCGCAACTGGGGTTGATCTCCAAAAAAAAAGCGGGTTCCACTAGACGATTGGGGGATAAGACATTCGATGAACTCGTAGTTTTGAACTTTATTCATTTGTTTTATTTTATAACTAAAAAAATAGGGGTTCTATGTTTAACGTGGCATCCCCCTTTCCAATTCAGAAGTTAATTCCAGTAATTATCTTACAGGAGTAACATTTTGTGCCAAAATAACCTGGAAAATTACCACGATTCTTGGAGCAACACCAGCTTGGAGTGTTCCAATAGCCGAAGGCAAATTCAATGAAATTTGGTTATTCTTAGAACCTACCAAAACAACATTAGGCTCCATAGGATAGTAACCTTGACTTGTACCATCAAATTGGTCAATACCGCCATTAGTTGTACCAGCTTGTGAACCTTGCTGGGTTTGAGGAACATTAAGATGCTTGTACAATCCCCAAGATGGAACGATAACCCTGTTGTTGATATTCATTTGCATATAGCCATTGTACAAATTATACAATGCAGTAGCTGCACCACTTGTAGAGAATACAACCGCATTAGGATATGAATAAAGAGGGAAAGCAGTGGTTGATGCACTTGCTGGAATAGCCACATAGACCCCTACTGAGGAAATAACCGCGGCATCCTGAAGATTCAACCTGTTTTCCGTGGCGAAAGTATTGCCGTTTTGTGTATCGTTCACTAGCACTGGAACGTGGTAAGAAGTAGTAGAAGTTGACATTGCAATTTCACTTCTGATATAAGACTGAGAAAGAACCGCCTGGTTAACATTAAAACCAGCGTTGGCGACTAGATTTTTTGCATTTTCAAAAACCAGCCTTTGTCCGTGTTGAGTAGCCATAATTTATTTTTTTTTAAAATTTTTAATTAACAATATTCTTCTTCCATTCCAGCAATTACTGAAAGGTTGTCAGGAGAATAACCAGCCATTACTGAAAGATCATCACCAGCCATTACACTAACAGGGATTTCCATTGCGTTGTCAATTTGACCGAGTACACCAGTTGACTGGAGCAGACCAAGACCACCAGCTGCAACCATACCGCTACCAATAGACTGACCGATTGATCCTTTTACAAGTTTGGGGAAAAATGCTCCAATAGCAATTACACCAGCACTTTTAATTTTTGGATCAATGTTTGGAAGGATCTTACCTGAACTGGTCAAAACCCTTGCAGCAGCAGCACCAGCAACAAGACCAAGTGCATCCATAAAGAAAGATTTTCCGATTGCTCCCATTTTGCGTGATTTCCTACGACGGCTGGGTGCAGACCTTTTTTTTCTACGTGCCATTTTTTTTGTTTTTTTTTGTTTATTCGGGAGCAATCCCAAGATTTTTATAAACTTTTTTTAAGAGAAAGTTGCAATGATTTTAAATATCTTTTATTATGTGGTATAAAATTATTTTTCAATGTTTTTATATCCATCATTATAAGTTCCTTATTTATTTTGCTTTTGGATTTTTTATATGCCGCTTGTAATCTTTCCAAAAGTGCAGATTGTTCTAAAATGATATTTTTAGTATCTGAAATTTCTTTCATTGTTTTATTTACAATACTACCAACACCACTTACAACCCTGATATTTACATTGTGCGACTTGCTATCTTTATGTATATCAGTAATCCTTTTAGATGCAACTTTTTTAGGTGCAGCCTTCTTTTTAGGTGCAGCTTTTTTAGGTGCAGCCTTCTTTTTAGGTGTTGCCTTCTTTTTAACGGCACCAACTTTTTTATTTTTAGCAAATGCTTGTTTTAGTGCCTGTGCCTGTGTCAGCTTTGGATTACTTTTTCTTAACTTTTGCGCTTCAGTAACCGCCTTTTTAAAGTTTGCTCTTGCTGCCTTTTGTTTTGCAGTCATAATTTTATTTTTTTAATGTTTTTTCACACCAGGTTAGCATTTCATTGCCACCCCATAATTGATAACTTATATATCCACACTTATCCTTATCCTCAACATAAACTTTTGCCCTTTTTAGGTATGAATAAATTTTTTTTACAAATTTTTCATTCAAAACCTCTCTATTTATCAACTTAATCCCTGTTTTAACTCCAGTTGCATTTTTGCAACTTCCTTTCATCATATTTAAAATATATCCTTCACTTGCGTTTTTTGATGCCTTTGCTGGATAATTTGAATACATATTGAAGGTGAAGAAAAAGTGATTATTTTTTGCGACTAATTAAATAAATGATTACCGCCCCACCAATAACAATGGGCAAATAATTCATTTTTTTAGATCCATCAGCATTTGTATTATCAACTTGATTCACAATTCTATCAATTTCATCCTGTGATGCCTGTTCAATTTTTGCATCAGATTCCAGCCTTTTTTCAACTACATTTTTCACTTGCTTAGCTAAAACCCTTTTTCCAACTTCGCTAACTTCTTTGACATCAATACCTAGTTTTGAAAGAAATTCAGCTAATTTAATTAAAATTGGTGCAGCAGTGGCAGCAGCCGCAGCAGTACCAGTAGCAATAACACCAATCTGACCTTCTGAACTAAATTCAACATCAGCAGCAGCAATTCTTTTTTTCTTTGCTCCTTGTTCAGTTTTTCTCAAAAGTTCGTTTGGATTTCCGCCTAAATTTTTCCACCAGTTTTGGGTTTCATCCGCCCTATTTGCAAAAGCAGTTTTTAATTTAGTAGCTAAACCCATAAAATTTAGACCAACCAACAACAGAAAAGATCCCCTTGCTGGTGCCAGTGCTATTTTAAGGACAATTTTCTTTTTTTCTTTTAGTTGTGCTGGTGCAACTGCCTTCGCAGCAGTTTTTCTTTTTGCTTGACCAATACCGGAAACAGAATATAATGGCATACTGGGAATTTTGTCTATTTTATGATAGTAAGTTTTTCTTTCATTAAATTTTGATAGCACAGGATCAACAAAAAATTCATTTCCGTTTTTATCCTGGATAACTGCAAAAACGTGGTGCGGAATTTCGTCAAGTAGTTTATAACTAGCAAAACGATAATATATTTTGTTATCAATTAATCCTTTACGCTGCAATGAGTTAAGAACCCCCATTATAAAAAGTGAATACGT